TCTATTAGAGTAGAGTTCATCTCTTTGAACTTTACTTGGGTTGTATGCAAGTTTAACTGCATTCAGAATCGCACCTCTTGAATTACCTGCTGGTGAGAACCAAGGAAACTGTGTGAGGTCATTTCTTGCACACGTTCCAGCAATATCCCCGTTTAATGGGACATATCTGAAAGTATCAGAAAAACGATCATACATGTATTTGTATCCACTATCAAATACAGCATAAGTTGTAGATGTAATGGGTGAGTAGAAATCAATCACATCATTTGTGATTTGTGAATCATTATTTAATGTGACAGTTCCCACAGTTCCATCACTTATAAATGTGCCTCTACTTGGAGATATGAATGCAATCGCATCCTTTCTCTGCTCTGCAATCGCTATTATTTTATTTGCTTTTGCTTGAACACTAGATTTTGTTCCATTTCCAGAACCCATGAGTAAGAAATCAACTTCAAAGTTTTCTGTATTCTCAAACAATTGATAACCTGTTGATATTTCACCTAAAGATGCAGTAAGTGCACCCGATGCTGTGAGACTTGTTCCACCTTGATAGTTAACACCACCACTCAATGTATAAGTATTGCTACCTGAAGCACCGAATATAATTCCTTCAGCGTTCTGATCCCAAGCGATATCAGTTGCAGCAGTAAATCCTGAACTATATCCTGTTGCAATTATACCTGCAGGTTGTGAACCACCAAAGATATTCCTAGATGTGTTATAAAGGTATTTTCTCCAATATGCGGTACTACCAACAGAATACTCTGCATCCTTGGCTTTTGATAATGAAACGTGTTTTTCAAGAATTGTTCCTGCATTACCAGTAACTTCTCCTGCACCGTCTATAACAATTACGTGAATTTCATCGAATCTTGAATTTCTTGCAGCAGCATAAGAGGAAGTTCCTGGTGCATCAACTATTGAATTCCAAGTGATTGTTGAACCAGCACCTGTGAGTGTTAACTGTTGCTCATTAAACCAATCTCTTGATCCTGTAAATGCAGTTAATATTCCTCCTGTGCTTGATGTTGTAACAATACCAATCGTAGTATTATTTGAATCATACTTAAACTGGAATGTTCCTGATTGTTGATAGTCTTGATTTGTTTCAGTATTAGCGATAGATACATGAGAGACAAACTTAACTGATATCTCATCATTATCACTATCTACTTGAGTGATAATACCTTTAAAAAATCCAGTTAGTTCTGAAGTGGTGCCTGAACCAACTAAAACTGTTCCAGCAGGAACTTGTTGAGTAACACCCATTCCAACTGCGATAGTCCCAGTTACAGCACTATCAATATCTACACCAGAGATGACCTGATCTGCAAGACCGTCAATGGTTGCAACTCTTATTCCATTACCCCATGAACCAGGATTTCTTGCAGCGAATGTAACACCTGTAATGGTATTATTATCGTATCCTAGTTGATTGTAATGATCTGTGCTCTTAATTTTAAAACTTGATCCACTACCTGTGTAAGCATTTCTAAGATCAGTATCATCTGCTCTCACTACTCGCATATTTCCACCATATGCAAGGTATGAAGATGCTACCAACCAATCTTCGTAATGTTTATCAGTTTCTTGTGGTTCACCAAAATTGTCTAAAAGATCAGACTCATCTGTTATTAAAACTGGTTCTCCGACAGGTCCTTTAACAAAAGGAGCAACAAGTGCACCAATTGATCCAGAGGTAGCATCTACTCTACCAATGGTTAAATCAACCTCTCTTACAACGATACCAGGAGATGCTAAATTTAACGCCATCCCTTACTCTCCGAATCTCAGATTTATTTAAAATTATTTATTCAAAAGGGTATTTTCATTGGGGAAACAACACATGAACATCACCAATCAGGATAAAGATGATTAGCAAGAACTATAATTAAAACAAATAATATAAAGTAAACTATTATCATACCCTACCAGTCTGGATAATACCATTCTTCCTTTGATACTTTTGATTTTCTTTTCTTTACAATTCTTTTAATAGTGCACAGTTTACACTCATATGAGTATGCTGATGGTATGTCTCCTCTTGTCTTTCTAGTCAAGTAAAATCCATCTATCAGATCTTTAACTTCATTACATACTCTACACTTTCTTTCATTAAGTATAATATGACCCAAATCAAACTGATCTTCTAAATCCATCATAAGACTTGTATAACCCCTACTATCTCTGGAAAGTTTTGTGTCAGGTGTCTTTCAATACCCATACGCAAGGTTTGTGCACTCATTGCACAAGATTCACAAGCACCACTTAGTCTTACCTTTGCGATTGCTGCTTCTTCACCTTCTCTTACCCCATAATACATTCTAACATTTTCTTCTAAGTCATAATCTAACTCTATAAATTCAAGATATCCACCATCAGATTCGATATAAGGACGTATATCATCAAGTGATTTATTTACTTTTACTGGATCTAACATTACAAATTACCTCTCCATATTAAGTCAGTGCCCATTGTATTTGACGAACGCATCGCTATTGATAACCCTATATTAAGTAAAAACCAGAATATATTAACTATCCACGCTTGCCTCCATAGAAATTTTCTGTTTGTTACTACGATAAAAAGATCTCTTTCACTTCCATTGTTCTTTACTATCTGTTCTAATATCAATGCAATTACAAAACCTATCGCAAAGATATAAAAACAAAAATTAAAAAAACTTGCTCCAACTGCAAAAAAATAAATCATAGTATTAGTATTGTTTGTGAACCATCAGAATTATCTGTAATAGTTATTTTTTTATTAGGATTTTTTATTTTAAGAAAAAGTTTTAATTTCAATCTTTTAAATAATTTTTTCATTACATATAATCCCACATAAAAGAACGATCTCCATATTCATCTACCTTCCATAAATCACCATCCTTATCAACAAAAGACTCTTCTTCAAAACCATCTGATATAAATCCAAACGGTGCCATGTCTTGTTCAATTTGATTTTTTTGTTCTTCATACATCCTCTTTCTTATATCATTATCAGTCATTTCTTTAAAATAATCTTGTGCAACTAACCAAGCAAATATAACTAAACACATTGCTAAATCATCATTACACCCCTCTTCTGCTTCAAATGAATTTGCCCTCTGTGCAAATGTTGTAAGTTCTGATATGATTTCATAATCACAAGTCAACAACTTATCATCTTCAATCAGTGTTTTTAAATTACTACAACCTAACTTTTTGACTGCTGCAGTCATTCTAACACCTAACTGAGATTTCTTACCTGAGAATCCTTGACCAACCACTTGACCATTTCGACCTCTCATAGATGCCATCAGTAAATTTTCATACTCTAAATCATATTGAAGTATGCTTGCTACCTGATCTCCTATATCATTTACCTCGACTAATAGAAATGAATTATTATATCCCTTCGCTACGTTATGAACAATATTTGGAAATAACATAGGTTTGATTTCGTTATTTCGATACTTTGCAACGACTTTATACGGAAACTCTGTAATATCAAAAACTATGAATGCTGAGTAATCATTACCTAATCCACGAGCAACGTCAACAGTCATCATATAATTATGCTCTGGTTTTGCCTCCTCATAGATATCTAAACCAGCATTTCTTTTTACTGGTGAATCATATATTAAGTTTCTAAGTTTACTAGGTGCAATTAAAGTATTAACTGATCCTAAGAACTCACATTCAAACTCAACCTTAAATTGTTGTTCTGAAGTATTTGCTATTGTTTGTGCTTTCCAATGTTCATCACGACCAGGCACCTCTGACCAATGAACTTCTGTTGGAATGTAACCATTTGTTCCTCTCTCTGCATCATGCCACATACGGTAGAAATGATTCATACCTCGTGGTGTTGATACAATTATAACTTTAGTGCTAGTACCTGATGAAATTGTAGGATATACAGATGCAAAGAAATCATCTGCTACGTGATTGGGCACGAAAGCAAACTCATCAAGGAATAGTATATTGAAAGACATACCTCGAACAGCAGACGCTGATGTAGATGCTGCTAATATTTTTGATCCGTTATCTAATTCTAGTGATCCTTTATTCCATGCAATAATACCCTGTTGCATCCATTTTGGTAAATTCTCATACGCAGTCTGCAATCGACCAAGTAGATCCATTGCAATCTTTGCTTTGTTCGCAAGAATACCTATATTAATACTGTCATTGAATATCGCATAGTGTAGAAGATAAGATACCACAGTAGTAGATTTACCAGTCTGTCTTGGCATCTTGCAGATATTAAACCTGTTTTCATGGAAGTTCCTCACAAGTTTTTCTTGAAAAGGATATAGATCGAAAGGAACTAAACCCTCATCAAGTGATACTATCTTTATATATTTTTTTGCGAAGTAAACAGGATCATCCTTACACTTTAAGAACTCAATGATATTCTCTTCAGAGAACTCAATCGGTGTATTTGCTTTCTTTAAATTTGGATTACCAAGATATACATTATCAGACATAACAAT